AAACTTGTGAAGTATTTGATGAAACACAAACATTGGTCACCACTTGAAATGGTATCAGCATGTTTGGAAATAGAAACAACCAGAGACATTGCACGTCAAATACTAAGGCATAGAAGTTTTAGTTTCCAAGAGTTCAGTCAACGTTATGCTGACCCTACACAGGATTTAAGTTTTGAAACTAGACAAGCAAGACTGCAAGATCCTAAGAACAGGCAGAACAGCATAGAAGCAGACAATGATGGTTTAGAAATTGAATGGCATAAACGCCAAAGAGAGGTAATTAAAGCCGCCACAGACGCATACACGTGGGCTATAAGCAACGGTATTGCCAAAGAGCAGGCCAGAGCAGTACTGCCTGAAGGAAACACGTTAAGCAGGTTGTATGTAAATGGTACGTTGCGTAGTTGGATTCATTACATTGAATTACGTGGTGCTAATGGTACACAAAAAGAACATATTGATATTGCTCATGCAGTAGCAGATGTTATAGCAAACATATTTCCACTTGCAGAAGAGTTCAAAGGCAAAGAATTATGAAAAGTCTAGATGATATTTACAATGGTCCAATTTACACTACTATGAATAATGATTGCGATGTTGATAATATTACTGTTACTTTAAATGATTATGATAACATTGCAACAACATATACTTTAGATACATCAAAAAATATTACATTAGATTATGATGGATATAAAGTAGATACTTCTATTACTGTTGGCAATGAAGTAATTACAGAAGAAAAATTAAGAAAGTTAAATGCATTACTTAAAGTGATTGAAGATTTAGAGGATGACAATCCTCTAAAAGAATGTTATAATGCACAACAGATGTTTGATAAAATGAAATGAAAATAGATTTTGATGTAGATATAGATATGGCAAACAGAGATGAACTGTTAAAGTTCATCGATCATATACCTGCAAGTATTAAAAGAGAAGAATCATTTGATAAACATAATACAGGTGTATATTTACAGCCTATACCACATTTTCCACTAGAAGGCTTCAGCACAATAGATCATAAAGAAGCAGAAAAGTTGGGTTATTTTAAACTTGATGTACTTAACAACCATGTATATGAAAGTGTTGAGAGTGAAGCACACTTAGATAGATTGATAGACACTGAACCTTTATGGGAACTATTTGGTCATAAAGAAATAGTAGATCAACTATTCCATATAAACAAACATTATGATATTGTTAAACAACACATGCCTACTAGCATTGAACAATTAGCAATGATACTTGCAATGATTAGGCCAGGTAAACGGTATCTGGTAGGAAACACATGGGAAGTAATTGAAAAAGAAGTATGGGAAAAGACAGATGAATACTTTTTCAAGAAAAGTCATGCCGTAGGTTATGCAGTTGCTATTATTGTTCAGTTAAATTTAATTTGTGAGCAGGCTAATCAGTTTTCTTAACTAATTGAATACTTCGTCTTTTTATTCGTTTTTTAAGTATGTTTTGCATACTTATTGTAGGTCCAAATAAAATTTCCGTTTCTTTTAGTATAAAAGTTTTAACACAATGCCTAAAATTTTGCATTTCTTGAAATAAAAATACGTCTATAGGTAATTGTCTGTTTGATTCCCACCACCATAAATCACCGTATTCAAGCATTAGTTTCTTTTCAACATCATTACGACACATGTCAATATCATAAAAACTAATGATTTGGTTGTCAGTATTTTGTACTATACCAACATATTCTATTGTGTTGTATTGGATGCCTGTTAGAAATGGAAATTTTTTTTGTAGTTTATTCTCATTAGTCATCGTAGATATTTATACGGATTCTAGATAAATACAATAAATGAATGGATAAAAAATTATGTCTCACGCAAGTAGTCACACATTATATATACTAAATGATATGCAAAATATTGATTTGGTACTTACCAGTGAAGGCATAAAAGTGGATAATAGACCTATGAATCAGAAAAAATTAGTAGTACATAAAGGATTTAATAACACATTAAGTTTCTTTGTAAGAAATAGAGATAGAGTATTACAAAGCCTTAGTGGTAAAACATTGTATGCAAGTGTCATAAACCCTAATACAAAACGTAGAGTATTGCATAAGCAACTTACTTTGGTTAGTGGTGGCAGTAGCGGAGAAGCAACACTGGATTTAGTAATTGGTGATCTTAAGAATCTAAATAAAGGCTTATACCAAATTGCTATTAGTGAGAGCTCAGATGGTGTAACAGAATATCCTTTATATGCAAATCAAAACGATAGGATAATTACTGACTTGGAAGTTTTGAGTAGTTTGGAATATGAACCAATCCCCACTCAAGAAAAAACATTTACTCAAACAGGCAACACTGATCAAGGTGATGCTTCTAATGTATTTGTTAGTTCAGCAATGTATGGAAATCAAGATAGCAATTATCAACATAGTAGGCATACATTAGCACTTTATTTAACTAATTTTGTTGGCAACGTTTTTGTTCAAGGTAGTGCATTAGAAACAGCACCTACACAAGAATCAGATTGGTACAATATAAATGTTCAAGGTGATGCCGGACAACCATTTGTACCGTACACAGATGCATACAATGGAGTTGACCCGTTTAACTTTACTGTAAACACTAATTGGATCAGAATAAAAGCAGAACCAACAGCCGGAACAATCAACAAAGTTTTACTTAGAAACTAGTTGACTTTTACAGTAAAGATGCTATAATACTACTATGCATCATCACGACCTTGTAGAATTAGTACATAGACTTCTATTAGATAGAATTCCGTTGAACTCTGGCAAAACGCCCAGTGGTTGGGTTACGTTTAATTGCCCTATGTGTAGTGATAAACGTAAACGTGGTGGTGTAATACAAAACAATAGCAAAGTAAGTTTTCATTGTTTTAATTGTAATTTCACAACAGGCTGGAGCCCAAGTCCAAGACTTGGAGGCAAGTACAAAAAGTTATGTGAAACATTAGGTGCATCAACTAAAGATATACATGAAGTTGTATTGGCTTTAATGAAGCATGGTGATGAATTAGACATAGATGAAAACATTGACAGTTATGTTTATAGTGCATCTAATTTTGATATAGTGTCTTTACCAGACACAGTACAACTAGTAGAAAATTTAGATGATACACATAAGGTAAAACAATATGCTATTGAACGAGGATTGTTAGGAAACTATCCATTATTGTTTATTGATAACAAACTTTACAATTCAAGATTAGTTGTGCCTTTTATGTACAATAATCAATTAGTAGGCTGGACTGGTAGACATGTAAATCCACCGGACAAGGAAACCCCTAAATATTTACTTAACATGCAAAGTGGTTATGTATTTAACCTTGATCAATTTGTGCAAAGCAATAGAGATTTTGTAATAGTAACTGAAGGTGTGTTTGATGCAATCCTTGTCGATGGTATTAGTGTGCTAGGTAATGGTGTTACTAGTGAACAAGCACATTTAATTGACAAACTAAACAAACGTGTTATACTTTGTCCTGACAGAGATAGTGCTGGTAAAGAACTTATTGATCAAGCAGTTGAACTGGGTTGGGAAGTTAGTTTCCCAAGTTGGGCACCTAGTATTAAAGATGCCGCTGATGCTGTTGATATGTATGGTAGATTACTTACAGTAAAGAGTATTGTTGATAATGCAACAGATAATAAAATTAAAATTCAAGTACAGGCAAAAATGTTATGAATTTATTTGTAAACGGCTGTAGTTTTAGTGCTGGGCATGGTGAAGTACATGACGAGCAAGGAAATCTTACGCCTCCACTTGATTATGTTTGGTCAAATCAGATAGCAGATAAGTTTGATAAAGTTACAAACTATGCTCTTGCTGGTGGCAGTAATGATAGAATACTTAGAACAACAATGGAATATTTTAGTAAAGGTCCAGTAGACACCATTGCTATTATTCAATGGACATCGCCAATAAGATTTGAAGTATACAACGAACTATTTAAAACATGGTTAGGAATATGCAACAATACAACTACATCTATACATTCATCTTTGTCTAGAGGTATTAAAGATGAAGACCTAACAGTAAACATACACATGGACGATGGATTAGCATTAGAAAAATTTAGAAATCATAAAGCATACAGTAAAATATCAAATGCTTCACAGCAACAACTTATGTTTTTAAAATCTCTCAATGATTATCAAATACAATTTTATAAAAATGTATATGTGTTAGAGCAATATTTTAAAAGCAATAATATTCCATTTTTATTTACATCAATGTCTTTTTACAATCATATTGTAAATGCCCAAGATTACATGAGTATTGACATTATAGAAACACCGCCTTCAAAATTAGAAATAGATTTAAAAAATATTTTAGATAAATCTAGTTGGACAGCACAGCCTTTTACAGGATATATGGGTGCTAATTACGTCAGTGAAAATGATCACCATCCTAACCAAGAGGGTCATAGACTAATAAGTGAAGCAATAGTAAGTGAACTGTCTAAGAGGAACTACATATGAAGTTATTAGCAAATGGTTGTAGTTTTACTGACGGTGATAATACATGGCCACAGCAACTAGTAGAAAATGGCATGTTTGTAGAAGTACATAATTTATCAATGGCCGGAGGTAGTAATGACAGGATAGTGAGAACTACTCTAGATTTTTGCAGTAAAAATGACATGAGCAATTACATGGCGGTAATACAATGGACTAGTTTGTTCCGCAAGGAATATTATAATGCAAACTTAAAAGAATGGATTGGTGGTACTACAGTTTTAAATAACAATTCTGCAGAAGACTTATCAATGAATATTATTGTTGAAAAAGGTTCAACAACACGTGATAAAGATTTAGTACATATTTCTAATGCGGCAACTGAAGATATGATGTACTTGCAATCTATCACTGATTACAGACTAAGTACTTTGAAGAACATACTGATATTACAAAACTACTTTGAACAACATAACATTAAATATTTGTTTACTAGTATGGGTCCAGATAGTCATATAGCAGGTAATATGTTTACTCATATGTATAGTCCGCAAAAACAACCAATTATACATATTTTAGAAAGTGCAGTAAATAAAAATAACTGGACAAAACTATCAATTGCAAATATGTTAAACAACAATTTGGAATATATAATTAGCCAAGATGACACACATCCTAATGAAAAAGGTCATAAATTATTAGCACAATCCTTTTGGCAACAAATAGGTAAGATATATGGATAGACAAGAATACACAGAAGAAGTACAAGAACTATTTTTACGTTTTTTAGTAAGCGATCCTGAACTTTTTGTGAGGGTAAACAATATTGTTGAACCTTACATGTTTAATAAGAAGTTTCAAGATGCAGTGAAGTTCTTAAAAGATCACACAACAGAATATAATAGTATACCTACTATTGATCAAATCAGTGCAACAACTAATGTAGACTTAGAACGTGTAGAAAACATTACCGATAATCATATTGAATGGTTTTTAGATAGCCTAGAAACTTTTTGTAGACACAAAGCATTGGAAAAAGCAATACTTGATAGCACAGATGATTTAGAAAAAGGTGATTACGGTGCTGTAGAAACTAAAATTAAAGACGCAAGTCAAGTAGGGCTTGTAAAAGATTTAGGACTAGATTACTTTGACAATCCAAAAGAGAGATTACAGTGGATAAAAGACCAAGCAGGAGCAACACCAACAGGGTGGAAAATGTTCGATCAGAAACTTTACGGTGGTCTGAACAGAGGAGAAATCACAATATTCGCAGGAGGCTCAGGCGCAGGTAAAAGTTTGTTCTTACAGAACTTAGGTGTCAATTGGGCATTAGCAGGACTTAACGTTGTTTATATTAGTTTAGAGTTAAGTGAACAACTTATTAGTATGCGTCTAGATGCAATGGTTAGTGAATATGGCACTAAAGAAATTATGCGTAATATGGATGATGTACACTTAAAAGTTAAGATGAAGTCTAAGAGTGCTGGTAAGTTTAGAGTAAAACAAATGAGTAATGGTGTTACAACAAACGATATTAGGGCATTTGTTAGAGAATATGAAATAAACACTGATGTAAAAGTGGATTGCTTACTGGTTGACTATTTAGATTTGATGATGCCTATTAGTGCTAGAGTAAGTCCGGGTGATTTGTTTATTAAAGACAAGTATGTATCTGAGGAATTGCGTAACTTAGCAGTAGAAAAAGGTATCTTAATGGTAACAGCATCTCAGTTAAACAGAGGTGCAGTAGAAGAAATAGAGTTTGACCACCATCATATTGCAGGTGGTATCAGTAAAATACAAACAGCAGATAATGTTGTGGGTATTTTTACAAGTAATGCTATGAGAGAACGTGGTAGATATCAAATACAGTTTATGAAAACACGTTCTAGTAGTGGTGTTGGTAGTAAAGTAGACTTGAAGTTTTGTCCAGATACACTTAGAGTAAGTGATTTAGATGAAGATGATGAAGATGCAATGACACTCACTACTTCTTCTGTATTAGAAACAGTAAGACGTACTAATACAATGGCGGCAGACGAGGAAAAAGCACAAAGTACAGTAAACCAGGCATTAAACATCAGAGAGTTTATTAAGAAAAATGACATATAATGATAAATATGTGTATTAGGGAATACTAAAGTGAAAAAAACAAGAAGTATATTAGAAGAATTAAACTCCATCAGCATTGATAGGAGTAAACACCATGTTCTTGAGAATAGAGTTGAGCATTTAGTATCTAGTGCAGAAAATATTAAAAAAACATTATATGAATTGTATGAAGATGATGTAGCATTAGATTTAGAAAGAAGACTTATCAACAGTCTTAAGAGCGGTGACTTTAAGAAATTTTCACGAGGTATCAAGAAAATAGTTAAAGAGAGCACCGATGAAATTAAGTGATATTTTCGAAGCACCTCAAAGTAGGGCTAAACAACAGTTTTTAAAAAACAAACAAAAAAGAAACTTTCAACAAGGTGCAACAGCAGACGGAAAATATTCTCAACAGGCTAGACAAAAAGCGGCCACTAGAGATTATCAATCAGCATCAGTTAAACTGCCAGATGGTAGACAATTCAATAATTCTGCACAGGGTTGGCAAGAAGTAGATAAAAAAGGTAATCCAGTACCTGGGACACAACCAATCTCCCCGACATCTGCTCAAGCAAAAGAATTAAACAAAATCTATCAAAACAAAGGCAAGCAACCACAAGGCTTTATGTCTAAAATGAAAGACAGATTGACAAAAGCAATGGGTGGGCAACTTGCAACAAAAACGTTAGCAGATCCTGATGCAAACTTAGGTAAAAGAATGGGTGCAGTTGCAGGTGCAGGAATAGGAAGAGGCTTAGGTAACTTGATTAGAAGTAAACCTAAACTTGATCCAGTAGCACCTGATAAGAAAGCAGTACCAAATATTGCAAAAACAGATTTGGGATATTTACAAAAACAAGTTATAGGTGGTAATGAACAAGCCGCACAAAAATTTGTGGATGAATTATCCAGGATGAAATCTCAAAATATTGATATTAGCAACTATGCCGCAACATTGCCTGCCATGTTAAAGAGAACACAAATGGATAAAACAAGTCCTGCTTACCAAGAACTTGTTAAAGTAGCAAGAAATATGAGCAGAGAATCATATGAACATGTAAATCGTGTATTAGAATATGCTGGTATTACATGGGAACAATTAGGTTATAAAGTTTTATTATCAGAATCACAATCAGATGTTGTTTTAATTCCTCAAAAAGATTTAGATTTATTTGAAACAAAAATATTAGCAGGAGTTTAGTATGAAATTTTTAGAAATTTCTAAACCTCTAGTAACAACAATCCTCACAGAATCTTTACTTGAAGCAGATGGTAAAAATACTCACTTAGAACATTTAGAAGATAATATCTTTAATAAAGGACATGAAGGTGCCAAAGAAGCAGTAGACTATCTATACAGTTTACATCAAATGCTAGAAGGTAATACAAAAACTCCAGTATCAATGACAACTAAATGGGATGGAGCACCAGCCATTGTAGCAGGTAAAGACCCACAAACTGGAAAATTCTTTGTAGGAACCAAAGGTGTTTTTGCTAAAAAGCCTAAAATGAATTTTACAAATTCGGATATAGAAAAATATCATGCCGATCAAGGCGAAAAAGATGCCAGTGGTTTGAGAGATAAACTTAAACTTGCATTGAAATATTTAAGCAGATTAAATTGGGACACAGTTGCACAAGGTGATATGCTTTTTGCCGGATCAGAAGATATAAAAGAAGAAGTTATTGACGGTGAGCAATATATAGTTTTCAAACCAAATACTATTGTTTATGCTATACCTAAAGATAGTGATCTAGCAAAAGAAATATTAAGTGCTGGATTTGGTATTGTATGGCACACAGAATATGTAGGTGGTCCAACACTAGCAGATACTCAAGCAAAATTTGGTTTTGATGCTAGTGTGTTAGGTAATGGGGCAAATGCTGGTGTATGGCAAAGAGATGCAACCATTAAAGATTTAAGTGGTACAGTAACCCTAAGTGATGCTGAAGGTCATAAAATGCTTAGTGCTATACAAGAAGCAGACAATTATTTAAAAAGTATTGATGCAAATACTTTTAGTTGGTTGCAAAAAGGAACTGACTTAGTTGGTAAAACATTTTTAGAACAGTTAAAAGCTCATGCAAATAATCAAGTACGTCAAGGACACTTTGATGAACCTACTAAATTTGCACAAGACTTTATCACAAAATTTGTAAATTATTGGACAAAAGAGATAGATAAAGTTAAACAACAAAAAACTATTGATGCTAAAACACAAACAATGGTACAAGGTGTAAAATTTATTAAAGAAAATTTACAGAGTATTATTGCAGTATATGATTTGTACTTAAAACTCATAGAAGCAAAAATTATTATTGTTAGAAAACTAGAGCAGATAAGACAAATGCCAACATTTAAACAAACAGAAAAAGGTTATGAGATAACTGGTGAAGAAGGATTTGTTGCTGTAGATAGATTAGGCAACGCATTAAAATTAGTAGATAGATTAGAATTCAGTAAACTAAATTTTGGTTCAGGCAAACCAGGTTCATAGAATGGAACTACAACTTATAAATCAAGAACTCGCCGAAAGTAAATTGTTTAGATTTACAGGAAGTTTTTCACGATTGTCTGGCAGAGAAATTGCAGACTTATTTTACTTGCAAACGTTAGCAACATTTATGTTTACACAAGACAGTAAGCAACGTGATTATGGGTTAGCATACGCATATAAAACAATACAATACGGACCTTTTGCAGTGTTTAGAACAGCGGCAACAGATTTATATATGTTGGCTTTTGCTGTAAACCAATCAGATTATCCACAGATTAAAATTAAAAATGCAGATAGAAAGTTTTTAAAAACACTATCTTTTCAAAATAGAAAATACTATCAATTTATTACAAGACTATCAAAAGACAATGTATCAATTAGTGATGCTACAACATTTTTATTTAGATTAGAATCACAATTAAAAATTAGTAATCCTATTTACAAACAAATGAGACGTTTAATTTGTCAATGGCCACAATTAAAATTTTCTCAACGTCAGGCAGTTATTAGTAAAATGGTCCAGCAATTAAGAGTTAAAGGAACAGGAAGTGAAGTATTTAGACATGCTAGTTCAATGCAACTTAGACGCGAGTTAAAACCAGTACCTCAAAAATCAAATACATTAAAACGAGCGGCGGCTACAGCAGTTGGAGCCTACGTTGGAAGTAAAGCAATACCTAAACTTACCAAAAATAAATTAGGCGGTAAGACTGGAGCAGGTATTGGTGCAATAGCAGGGTATTGGGCAAGTGGCAGAAAAAAAGTATAATTTATTGATCAGTCTTTTTTTAAATGCATTTAGATAAATACAGATATGCTTATTAAAGATATTATAGTAGAGGCTGATGGCGAAGAAATTAAACGTTTCGATAGTGCTATGCAGTTGTGGATTAAAACATCAGGTCCATATTATAGTTCAGATGCTAGAAGTTATATTGTTGCTAGAGCAAAAGCAATATTTGGCGCCGGCGGAATGAGCCCAATGGATGCAATATCCAATGCCGCTGAAGAATATTCTGCTAAAAAGCGAAAAAATCAAGACAAAAAACAATCAAGAGATCAAAAGACAAATACCAAAATGACATACGGTAGAGATGAGATAGAAGCAGAACCAAAAAGAAAACGAGGTGGTCAAGCAGGTAATAAGAATGCATACAAAGGCGGACCGGCCAATCCTTTCCAAGATGTAGATACATCAACAATGGCTAAATCTTTGTCAACAGGTAAAACACTAGGCGATAGATTATCCGGAAAATTGCAAGGTTTAATGGATATTGGTAAAAAGTATCGTGCTAGAACACCTAAATAAATCATTTTTTTGATAAATAAAAGTAACTTAATAAATTCATTGGAGAATTAAAATGGCACAATCACAAAATACAGGTGCAGTTGTTAGTGCAGGTCACTTAGGTGGTAAAGTACTAGCAGGTATCCAGGTAGATTTCGGTGTTGACGTATCAGCCAAGACAGCAGTCGGCGGTGCATTAGACATCTTTATGAAAGCAGTAGCAAATGAAGGTTTAACACCTTTAGCAATCGGTACAGTAGACGCAACAGGTGGAACAGGACAAGGTCTTAAAGTTTTATTTGAAGGCGAACACGGTACAGATACATATGACGGAACAAACAGTGAAACTTTAGCGGCTCACTTAGAAGACGTTGTACAAGCTCTTACTGATGCTGATGGCGTAACATGGTCAGCAGTAACAGTTGCGGCTTTTGATCTATAAGATATAGCATTAAAACAAATTTAAAGGGAGTTTAGGCTCCCTTTTTTTGTGGATTTTTGATAAATAAAAGTAACCAAAGTACATTCATAGTAACAACGGCGGTGGTTTAAGACCACGAATGTACAACAAATTAGGAGAAGCAAATGGCTTTAACAAGAGTAAACGGTGCGGCGGCAGAAGGACAACTATTAGTAGGTTCTTTAAGTCACTTCATCATAGACGAAGTAGACGGAACAGATGACATTAGTTCATTTGGTTTCACAGCAGGTGCGGCTAACAAAGGTGAATTAGTTTTATCAGCATTAGCAACAAGATGTACACCAGTAATCATCAACAGCATTTCTGCAACAGTAATGCATGTAGCAGTAGAAGGTCAACCAAGTGCGGCTGACTTACTAGCGGCTATCCAACCAGTTCTTACTGGTTCAGGTGCAAACGCAACTGTAACAGCAGGTGAGTACAGAGTAGTCTAAGTTTAATACTTAACAACTTTTTAAAAAGCAGGTTTAGGCCTGCTTTTTTTATGACTTCTAGTTCTTAGGATAAATTTTTAAATTGTGATAAATACAACTAAAGACACAGGAGACACAATGGTTGGACAAAGAAGCGGGGCAATGACTTCCATGGAAGTTGTTACAGGTGATATAGAATTTTTCACTTTGTACACTACTATTGACATTACTAACACTGATGATTTTGGTGACAACAGTCAAAAAGATTTTGAAAGTGTTGTACAAGTAATAGGAATGAGAGCAATGCCTATTGTTATGAACAATCCAGTTGAGTTAGACGGTACAGGTAACAATTTATTAGAAAATTATGGAGCACCAAGTATGACAGGTGCAGGATGGATTTTTAAATTTGCAACTGAAAGACCAGGAGCACATACAGTTGAGACACTAGTAAACGAGTTTGACAATATAGTATTAAATGGAGGTACCGTTGATACTAAAAATTCTAAGAATATGGAATTTACAAAACAGGATTTATTATAAAATGAAAAAGAAATTACCAGAGCAACTGCCAGAAGAAAAACAAATATACGCAGAGTCTCATAATATGGAGGCACATATCATTGCGGATATGTTGCGTATAGAAAGCATAACTACCGAACTCAGGGAATTCAAAGAAGATACTAAAGTAAGATTAAATAAATTAGAAAATTGGCTAGTTGCAATAGTTGGTACAAGTTTTACAACATTAGTTGCATTGGTAATTGGACTTTTAGTAAATTTTTTAGGATAATATGAAATTATTAGAACTAGGCGAAGAAGCCACAATCATAGAAGCAAGAATGGTTTGGCGTAAAATGGGCAACAAAGTAAAACGTGCTGTCCGTTGTACTAGTGGCCGTAGAAAAGGCAGGGTAGTAAGTAACCCAAGTCAATGTCATAAACCAATTGACATGAAAAAGAGAATGACATTGAGAAAAACTAAAGCACGAATGGGTGCTAGAATGTCAAGAAAATCACAAAGAACAAAAAGAATGA